CGCTTACCTAAGGCGACACGCCCTCTTGTCAGAGGGGGCAGACCAAAGCGTTACTTTAACGTAGCGCTTCGCCAATGGTACTTCTCGGATACGAGAAGCTTTGACCCAGTTGTATCTGAACACTGACCCTCAGGGTCGGGATTCAGGAAAGCTGAGTTTCTCAGTTTGCGCCCAAAATACGCAATGTGCTGCCAGTCCTCCGGGTACTTAATACTTAGAGGAATGACAACCGCACTGCGCACTTTGACGCGGTCGACCGTGTCGTCCGGCCAGTGGTAGTTTTCTTTGATAAAGTACTCATCGTACTCCACCAAGGGACCTACTCCTGGACAGGACTTTCCGAATCGACGACGGCATTCATCTCGCACGATGTCAGCACTCGCCTGGAACTCCTCTCGGAGATCAAGACGTATGCCAGCACGTACAAGACGATTGTGAAGGTGCACGTAATCATGAGGTCTCGTAGCGACATCTTTCTGATAACAGGGAGTAACCTCCTCGTCATCAAAATAATGCTTGCCGCAAGACTCGTAAAAACGGCTACCAACAGAAAATGACTTTGATTCATTTAAGATAAACCCTCCCCACGTCAGAATATCTAACGTGGACTGGTAGTCATCTTGATGAACCACTAGGTCATCCCCGTAAACCGAGAACACGCCAGCACGTCCCGCACTGCTGATCAGGGCATAAAAGATCAGCGACTCTAATTCGAAAGTAAAGGCATTGCCCATACTCGAGAATTTTGAAATCGCGAATCGACGCCCGCCAAACATTGTGAAACGTGATCTAACGTCGTTAAGAAACTCCCACCACTCGCGTGGCAGGAGAAGCTTGACGAGGTTGGCGCAAAGCGTATCGCTCGCACTGCTTAGGTCCAGGGTTGCTAAACCCCAGACACGGGCAATGCGAGCCAGATCTTGATTGATCGTCTGGTCATCAAGATCAACGCCGACATGTTTCAGACGCGCCCTAATATAGCGGCCGATCCCCTGCTGAACATAACTGTTCAACGTGGGCTCTGCCGCAATAGGGCGGTGAGTCTTCA